TGATTGCTGCTCGTTCTACGAAGCAGATTGTCCGTCTTGTTACTCAGTCTGACTTCACTTTCCAACTGGAACAGCGTGGTTACAACTGGATGTATATCACATCCAAGACTGGTGCAATCATCAACGGTCAGAAAGTTACCCGTGAGCAGTTCTTCAACACGTTGAACGCTTGGGGACGTGATGACAAAAAGTTTGTTATCATGCACCACTCTATTCTCTCTGAGGGTATCAACGTCAAGGGTCTTGATGCCGTGCTGTTCATGCGTAACATGGACTATATCGGTATCAGTCAATCAATCGGGCGTGTAATCCGTCTGGGTGGCGCTCAGAAGACGTTTGGTTTAGTATGTGTTCCCGTTGCTGATAAAGTGGGTATCAGCACTGCACGGAGCGTACAGGCGGTTGTTGATACCGTCTTCCAAAAAGGTGAACCCGCAGTCTCTATCGTTCGTCGCTGATCATGAAAGTCAAAGTCACTCTTTTCAAAGCAGGCACTGTCTTTACTGATACTGTCGTTGCTGTTGATTATCAGGATGCAAAGACTGTCGCTCTTGCCCGTAATCCTGGTGCAACTGTTGTAAGTGTTACCGCTGTATTTTAATGGGGTTTCTTAAACCATTTATTCCTTATCCTTCTATCCTTGATGAAAAACCTAAAGATCCCTTAGGTTATGTTACCAATGATGGAATGTGGGCAGCAGTTCCACTTGGGAACACCAGAAAGTTTGTCATTATACATAATGGCAGTCAAGTAAAGGTGTTAAACACTTACAAACAATCTGTTGATTTCATCAACAACCAACGGAAAACCATTAAAAAGAAGTCACGCAAATGACCGATAAACATGAAAAACGTCGCGATGCTCTGGGATTATTCTATGAGAGTGTTCTAAAACCAGATCATGAACTCCGTAGATGTGCTCACAATCAAGAGTGTTTTAATGAGTTGATGGAGTGGAGAACTGAGATTATTGCATATCTTGATAATCGCAGAAACGAGGAGTTCCACTGATGGACTCACACATAATCCTCTTGGGGATATTTGCGGTAGTAGCATATATCATCGTAACTGATGAACGTGCTGCTGCCGCTTTTATGTATGTGTCAAAGTTAGCAAATACTGAAATAAGACGCCACTGGTGGTGGTTGACTAACAATCCTAGGAATCCTGTGGTAAAATATATGATATACCGCCGTTCTTTGCGATTAGCTAAGGAATTGATGGTAGAAATAAATAAAGATAAAGAAACATAAATCTATGTTATCTACTGCATACCGCCTTCGTCTTGAATCTATTTGTCGTTGCATTGCAAACAACGAAGAAGTTCCTTTAGAAGACATGATCTGGGCAGAAAAACTTGCTAAAGCACATACTCTCGCTAGAGATTGGTTGAACAAAGCACGTCGCCAAGC